ACCAAGATCTCGTTCTTAATAATATCACCTAATCCATTGTCCCGAAGCCAGTTAAACGCCGTTTCTTTATTTGCTTCTGTAATAGTAGCACGATACGTCGTTGAAACTTTAAGATGCGATCCATCTGAAAGTTTTAATTCTGCTAAACCCATTTCGGACATCATAGTTGGTATAACCTCACCTGATATACGTTGGTATTCTTTTTTTAAATCTTTAATGTTGTTCTCACTTGTTTCTATTCTTTTATGTAAGCCCTCCAACATTTGTACTTGATCTGCAAGAGACTGAATATTTTCAGTTCTACTCATTGCATCTTGTTGATCCTTTTCAAAATCAATTGTCATCTATTTCTCCTTTCTCGTATAGATTAATTTCAATAGGATAATATTTTCTTTCTTGTTTATCCCACTTCAATACTTTGTATTTACCGTTTGTAATATCAGATACAATAGAGCATGCAACACCAATAATTGCAGGATCACCTGTTAATAATAAATAATCTTCTGATGTATAATTTTTTAAACCTTTTCTTAATTTATAAATTAATGGACCAGGAGAAAAAATCATTTGAGAAAATTCTGGTAATAAAAAATTAAAATCATTCGTAGTAGAATAAACAGCTGCACCCATAATATTTATTTTAGGAGTACCTGCTTTACTACCGGGTATTTCTTGTATTACGTAAACTTTTCTTTCTGACATTGACAAACAATATAAACATGTTTATATCAATGTCAACTAGAAAGAAGAAAATAAATTATGGATTATAAATTTAAAACGAAACCCTATGCACATCAATTAACTGCATTGGAAAAATCTTGGAACAAAGAAAACTACGCCTACTTTATGGAGATGGGTACAGGTAAAACAAAAGTATTAATAGATAATGTTGCTATGTTATATGACAAAGGCAAGATAGATGGTGTATTAATTATTGCACCAAAAGGTGTTGTTAAAACTTGGTACGAACAAGAACTTCCTATACACTTACCCGACCATATAGAAAATGTGTCTGTATTGTGGCAACCTAATATTACAAAAACACAACAAGAAAAATTAGATACACTATTTGAAATAGATAGTGCACTACATATTTTAGTTATGAATGTTGAAGCATTATCTACAGAAAAAGGTGTTAAGTTTGCAACTAAATTTATTAACTCTCATAAAGCTATGATGGCTATTGATGAGTCTACTACAATTAAAACACCTACAGCTAGACGTACTAAAAATATTATTAAGATAGGTATCAATGCTAAGTACAAAAGAATTATGACAGGTTCTCCTATTACAAAAAATCCGCTTGATTTGTATACACAGTGCGAGTTCCTTGATCCGTGGTTATTGGACTTTAGTTCTTACTACGCGTTCCGTAACCGTTATGCTGAAATGAAAACAATGCATGTACACGGACGTTCTATTCAAGTGGTAGATAAGTTCCAAAATCTAGGAGAGTTATCAGATACTGTAAAACAATTTTCTTACAGAGTATTAAAAGAAGATTGTTTGGACCTACCTCCTAAAAACTTTATTAAAAGACATATAACCTTGACCCCTGATCAAAAGAAAGTTTATGAGCAAATGAAGAAAGCAGCAATAGCTGTGCTTAATGGTAAGGTTACAACTACTATGACTGTGCTAACACAGCTTATGAGACTACATCAAATTACATGTGGTTATGTAACCGCTGATGATGGAACCACACAACAAGTTGAGAGCAATAGACTTAATGAATTAATGTCTATTCTTGAAGAAACAGAAGGTAAAGTTATTATATGGGCCAACTATCAATTAAGTGTGGGTGAAATTATACAGAAAATAATTAAAGTATATGGCAAAGATTCGTATGTTCATTACTATGGTTTAACGCCACAAGAAGATAGACAAGACTTTATTCGTAAGTTTCAAAATGATCCTAAGTGTAGGTTTATTGTAGGTACACCTCAAACAGGTGGTTATGGTATTACACTTACTCAAGCTAATACTGTTATCTATTATTCTAATGGTTATGATCTAGAAAAGAGATTACAATCAGAAGACAGAGCACACAGAATAGGACAAAAGAAAACAGTGACTTATATTGATCTGATTTGCGAGGACACTGTCGATGAGAAGATTGTGAAGGCTTTAAGAAATAAAATAAATATTGCATCTGAAGTTATGGGTGAAGAATTAAGAGATTGGATTTAGCCTACAACTTTACCACCGGACCATTTCATTTCCGGTAATCCTTCGCTGTATTTTTTTCCGTCAAAGGTTAGTACTTGTTTTCTGTTTGAACCAGATTCATTATAGCTTATGTGGACCCAGCCACCTGCCGGATCATCTTTGTCAAAAAATTCCATAATTAATTGATCATAGTCAACGTTGTTTTGTAACCAGTAAGCTGTTTGAATGTTGGGTATGCCAAATATTTCTAGGTCAACCGCCTGGCCCTTTGCATGTTGCGATGTCTTTTTGCTGCCGATAGCTTCACACAACGCCTCGCTCCGGTAGCCGCTGGTAATCGTAACTGGTTTGTCAAAGTGCGCACGTAGTGGTTCTAAAATTTCATAACACAAATCACCTAAACTTTTAATCTCACCTGATCCTGGTGTATTGTCTATACCTTTACGTGTCGCTGTCATCGACTTGGTCATCTCTTTAAGAGTAAAGTGTTTTGATAATTGCATTTTTATCTAAGCATGTTTAATAAGAGAGCAACTACTATTCCAAACGCTCCACCTACTATCATCTTCTCCATCCGTTCTAATCTTTGTTTAACTTCTTTGATTTGTTCAAAAGTTTGTTTCTGCATAATTCGACATAGCTTTTCATGCTCATCTATTTTCTGTAATGCAGATTTTCTAGTCATTATTTTGTAACCCCCGCTACAAAAGAAACCCGATAGGATAAACCTATCACACCGCCCAAACTTTTAATTTTGTTTATCATCATGTTCGTCTCGCAATAACTTGTTCTGAAGGTGATAGTAATGCACTCTCTGTTGGTGTCAACCCTGTTTGAGGGTTAATATTTTGTGCTGTTTTTATTGTAGGTTGAGGTGTATTTGGTAATGGCGGTGCTTGTGGTTTACTTGTAAACCCAGGTGCTCCAGGTAGTGTCATATCTTTTAACATATTTGGTATTTGTTTTATTTTTTGTTGAATGAAACCTTCTTCTTTTAATGGCTGACCATTTTCATCATAAATTAATCTACCTTCTTTATCTACTTGATAAGTTTCATTATCAGGGTTGTAGCCACCTTCTCTTTGTCCTGTTTCTTCATTAAATGTTTTAGGAAAAAATTTAATTCCATTATATTTTCCTATAACTTTATCTAATTCTCTTTGTGGAAATAAGAAATTTCTATTTGCTCTATATCTAAACTCTTCATTATCTTTACTTAAATTTCTCATTTGATCTTTTACTGTTCTAACTTTACTTTCAAATCTAGGTTTAGAATAATTAACTGGAGTAAATCTTCCAGCTAATAAATTATTAATAATTTTTCTTGATGCACCTGACCTTTTCATAATTTCAAATATTTTAGATTTTTTTAAATCTAATAACTCTAAGTCTTTAATTCTAATATACATATCTTTTTGTATTTTATATGCTTCTTTTTGCATTTCATTAAATGTGTTAACCATATCTGTTGGTGTTTTTTGTGCAAAGTCTTGCACACTATAAAAACCTTCTGTTTCATCAACAGCTCTTAACAATCTATTCATTGTAGATGTAAAATACCTAAGATCTTTTTTAACATCGATTCTAATAATCCGTGTTCCAGTAAACAATGCTAGTAATTCATCAGACAAGTTAACTGGTTTACCACCTTTAGTTAAATCTTTTGATAGTGCATCACCTATCTTCTGACCACTTGTTATTATACCAGGCTTAACACCATCCAATACATAAGTTAATGATTTAATAAATTTATCCCCAAGATCATCTGATTGTGTATACACAGATCCTCCACCATCTTTTCTACCATTTCTAGTAGTAACATCTATAAATCTATCGAAACCTAAAGGTTCAGATATAAATGGTTCTAAAAATTTCATTACAGGACCTTCGTCTCCAAACATTAAATTCATAACAAATTGTTCTGTTTCTTGCGGGTTTAAATTTTGTTGTTGTGCTTGTGCAAGTGCAGCATCTAATGGTTGATATAAACTATCATAAGGACTAAAATATGAAAAATTAATTGCAGCACTCTCGCCATTTTTCCAACCTTTAACAGCCAACAAGTTAGATGTTGCATCCCAAGACGCAGCTGATGATCTTTTGTACGCGTTCCACTGTGAATCTGTTGAGTTAGTTAAGAACTGTGAAAGTTCTGTAAACCCTTTTCCAACTGCATAACTAGTCATGAAAGCACCTGTTAATCTTCTTATACCCATCTGCTGTATTGCTCTGTTAGGGTGTGCAGCTTCTTTTAAACCTGTGCTAATAATATTTGCACCTGTTCTAAGTATCTCTGCTGGAAAAGATATAAAGTTTCCAAGAGGAAGCTTTCTTAATTCTTGAATAACAGGAGGTACTTTACTATATGTTGGGTAAGTATTTCTTAAAAGATAAGCAGAACCTTCTTCTATTGCATCGTCAAATGTTTTTTTAACCCCTGTGATTTGATTAATAGGCTCAAACTCTTTGCCCATATATCTAAACCATTCTTTAACTTCATCTAAATTTTTTAAAGCCATTGACAGTTGTGACTTACCATATTCAAAACCATAGCCTTTCCACAAGTTATCACCACCTGCGTACAATCTTGCAACTTTATCTGTAGGTGCCATCTTCATTAGTTTATCAAACAAAGCATCTGTAGTATTTATAGAACCATCTTTTATTTGACTTAAAACTGATTTCATTTCTGATGCTACAACGTTCTCATCCCACACGCCTAGTCTAACTAATTTTTCAACATAGTTATTAAATTCTACTTCATCAATTTTATTACCACCTGCTTTAAATATATCTCTTGCAACAATTCTCATTGCATCTGTAACACTTGCTTTACTACCAACGTGACCATTCATTAATGCAAAGAAAGAAGCTGATGTAACATTTCTAACTTGTGTTTGTGGTGAGTATAATGTTTTACCAATCTGTACACCAACCTTAGCTTGCAATGCGTGACGATAAAAAGCCATTTGTACTAATTTATCTAATGTGCCTCCCATACCTGCAAACCCTTCTACGTATTCCGGTGATGCCCATTTGTTTAACAATTGTGATTTCATTATACCTAATCTTGGAACACTTTTTATTTGTTGTGCACCAATAAAACCTGCGTTAACAGCATCCTCTACACTATTAAACAACCAACCATTTTTTAAACCAGACTGTGCTATATAATCTGCAGCTTTTTTATTAGCCATAGATGAAATAGCTTCTGATGTAGTATAAGCAACAGATGCTTTTAAATTTCTTTCAGGTCCTAATAAATTTTTAATTTCATTTGGTAATTCTTCTCCTGTTTTTAAAAATTTAAATTTATCATTTTGTAATATACGAGTTCCTATTTCTTTTAATTGTTTTAGTGGTGCCTTACCTTCTGCTTTACCTGTTCTTAGTATATCTTCTGCATGCATTTTAGCAGATTCAACATAAGCTTGTTCTGGTTTTAATTTTGGAAAAGTATTTCTAGCAGACTCTCTTAAATTTATATTCTTTTTAATTACATTATTAACTAAATAGTCAACTGCTTTATTTAACACTTGTTCGTCTGGAACATACTCTGGGTTTCTAAATGTTTGAAACGATCTAACTAAATACTTACCAATGTTATTTATTTCAACTGTTGCTAAATCTTTTGCTAACTCATCCGCTTCTCTACCTTTAGGTAATACTTTTTTAAACTCTCCAACAATGCTTTTAATATCTTTAGATAGATCCTTAGATAGTGCTTGTAGTTCTTGTGGTAGATCATTTAAACTTCTTTGTCCTTTTAAAAATTCATCAACTTGATCCAAAAAATATTTTTGCATAGGCTGTGAAGTAGTTGCTTTGTTATAATCGTTTTCAAATTTTTTAGCTAAATTATATGCAGTTTTTTCTAAACCTTCATATGTTCTATCTATTTTTCTAGCCCTACCTTTTATGTATAAAGATACTTGTTCACTAACACCTTCTATATCTTTTGGTTGTTTACCATATGATCTAAACCAAGATAAAAAGTTATCTATTCTTTTAATATTTCTATTTACTTTGTTAGGTGATGTAACCGATTGTAATCTCCATTTTTCAAAAGGAGGTAATTGTCTTACAATTTTACCAGACATACCTGATACCAACATAGGAGCTACCAATTTACTTACTGTAAATTTACTTGCTTTTTGTAAACCGTCTGTAACTTCTCTTGTTAATGGAGCAACAACTCTATTACCTAATAATAATTGCACTGGTTTAATTACAGTAGCATTAACTCCTTTTGCACCTAATTGTGCTGCACCTACACCAAATTTATTAACAAGTAATGGGGCTATCCCATACTTATAACCAAGTTGTGTAAATTTTCCAACCAATGGAAAACCACCTCCAACTAACGTTCCTTCTGCACCATATTTAATTCTGTTTCTAAGCTCTGCTCCTGCTTTTTTTCTACCTGTTAAACCTTTAGTATCTTCTGGTTCTACAAAAAAAGATTCTCTTCCAGGATCAGATGCTAAAAAATCTGTAACACCAACAATCGTTGCACCTTCCGTTGCTCTTGATGCAATTTGACTTACTTTTCTAAGCTTACCACCCTTAACAGCATCTGCTGCTTTTTTCATTTTAACAACTGCAGGTATTCTTCCAGTAACTTTTGCAATTAAAGTTCCAGGTGTACCAAATTGTGTAAGTAAAGATGTAAGCTCTCCTCTCCATGTTTCAGGACGAGTAGGTTGATTCTTCTCCATCATGTTTTCAAACTTAGTTAAAAAATCTGTATTAGCTGCAAGATCAGTCCCTGCAAACAATAAAGAACCTAAACTATTTTGTAAATCATAAACTCCTGAACTAATACCTTTTGCTATCTCATCAAGACCAGTTGTATAATCTCTTTCTTGAGTAATCTCTCTATTATTTATTTTAAATGTAGGAGCTTTTGCATCTTCTAGTTTCTGTGCTTGTTGTTTAGGATCTTCTATTCCTACAATTTTATTTGCTAATCTTTTAGTTGGCTCTAACGTATAATATAAATCTAAAATACTTTTAGGGTCAGGCATAGCCAACCACTTCACAGGTTTTTTAGGTTTTGTTTGTGAAGATAGTTCGCTTTGTATTTTAAGTTTAATTTGATCTAAATCTAAAGGTTGAGATTTTTTTATATCAACTTCTACGGCTTCTTCTTTATTAGGATCTTTGAGAAATCGTTCGTAGGCAGTATCCGCCATGTTACGCCTCCGATGGTAATACTAAATTAACGCTGTACTTTTTGTTAAACTGAGTCACATCTTGTTGTGATGAAATCATAGCAAAGTCTTCTAATGCTTCCGCACTGTTTGACATTAACTCAACTATATCATCTGTAATTTCATTTGGTAATCTTGCTCTTAATTGATCATAGCTAATTAAATTATTTTTACCATCATCCATTGATCCTTGGTCCATGGTCATTGTTTCTTGAGGCATCATTGGTTGTTGTTGAGGCATCATCATTGGGTCTTGGGCCATATCTACTCCACCACCCATTTGATACTCCGCTCTACCACCACTTGAAAATTGACCAAGTATTTTTTTAATTTCATTAACAACATCTATAATTAATTGTGTATCTCCTTCTTGATATTTACCAGGATTATTATCTTGTAGTCTTTCAGATATTGTACCAAATAAAGTCTGACCTTCACTTGATTTTATAAATATATCAATTGCACCCTCTGTTATTGGATTACTTTTTGTGTAATTATTTCTTTGAGTTTTTAATATATCTAATTCAATCATATCATCCTCTGAAGCTGTTCCTTCTTTTATTTTAGCTTCTATGTCATATATTTTAGGAATTAGACTTTCTAATTGTTTAGCAACTTCTATTTCTTTGTAGGTTTTAACTGGACCAGCTTCATTACCTGCTGCTTCTGCTGCAATATCCATGTTTCCTTGTAAAAGTGTTTTAAATAAATCTGCTTCTGCTGCTTTTTTACTTAGTCTTTGTGAATCAATATCTTTAAATAATTGTTCTGTTGGTCCTTTTGCTGCTTGTGCTCCTGTAGCTAATAGACCAGTAAATCCTTTTCCTGTTGGCGGTCTTGACATTAAATCTAAACCTGTAGACATTAAAAATCTATTAAAAGCTTCTCCTTTAGGTCTTTCCATATAAGGTTGATATGCTGCAAGTACTTCAGGAGTTAAGGAATTTCTAGTTTGTTTTACTAACTCTGCCATACCCGCATTTTTATAACCTTGTCTAGGTTTATCTAATCCTGATGTAATACCGGTTCCTGCAGAACCACCTATTCTAAACATTGGTCTTTTTAAAGTTCTACTCATATTATTTATTTCAATGCGCCGTATATCCCTGCTCCAGTGGCCGCTGCACCTAGTGCAGTTTGTAAGAATGTTGGGTTAGGTATTTGTTGTGACTGTGTTCCTGATCCCTGCATTCCACCCATGATCCCTGTAACAAGGTTACCGTAGTTTTGTAATTGTTCTTGTGGTTGATAAGCAGCCATTCTGTTTGCTTCTCTAGTTGCATCTAGACCCGCTTGTGTTTGCGCTTGATTTAATGACCCCAATGAACCTAAACGTGAAATATCTGTTCCTTGCAATCCAGGTAATGCAGAAGCTAATCCCATTTGATTTTGGAATTGTTGTTGTGCAGCTTGTTGCGCTTGACCAAAACCTTGTTGTAATAATCCTGCTTGTAGTGCTGCTCTGTTTCTATCTGAACCTGCTTGATATTCTGCTTGCATAACACCTTCTCGTCCACCACCAAATGCACCAGAAGATACTGCTTGATCTGCAATTTGTTTTTGTTGTATTGCTGAGTTTCTATCAAACTCAGCTAAAGAAGTATCCATCACCTGTTGTTGATATGGTGACATAAACTGTTGAAAAGCTTGTGGTCCTGTTGCACCTTGTGCAGCTGTTAAAAAAGGTTGAAAAGATCCAACACCTTGTTGTGCTAAAGTTTGTGCTTGTTTTTGTAATGCATCTTGACCTGCAACTTGTGGTGCAAGTCCTGCTAAATTTTCTTGTCTTGTTGTAAATGCTCTTGCAGCATCTTGTCTTGCTTTAAATCCTGCTGCGGTTTCTCCCGCTTGCTGTGTTAAACTTCCAATACCACCTGATACAACAGGAACTCCTGTAAGACCTACGGCCTGTTTGGCTAAATCTTTTCCTAAATCTTCTACGAATGGTGCTGGTCTTGATATTGTGGTCTGTGTTGCCATTATAATACTTCCTCTAGTCTTTGTGATGTTTGAAACATTTCTCTAGCGCCATCTAATCCTTGCGATTCTTCAGATACTTCACCTCCGGATTCGAGGTTCTTCATCATGTTATACATGACTTCTGCACCTTTGTCTATATCTCCCTCTCCTGCGTTTCTAACTGCATCTGCAGTAAACACAAATTCATTTTTAGATAATCTTGCAGGCACGTCATCTGCTCTTTCCATTCTACCTATTGGAACGAACCCTCCGTCTTCTCTGTAATCTTTTTCCATACCATCCATGTCAATTAATGGCATAGTCTTTTTGGCCACTGGTTCTGCATCTCCACCTTCTTGATAACCCGTTCTCATCAAACCACCATCAGCTGCCATTTTTGTTCCTACAAATCTAGGTGCTAAATAACGATAAGGACTATTTCTAATAGCATCAATATCTAATCCTTGTGATGCATAATATGAATCTAAATCTACTCCATCTTCTTCTTCTTTGCCTACACCTAATGCATCTAGAGCAAAAGGAATTCCTAAACCTAATCCTATACCACCTTTTAATGTTGGCATAAAAGATCCACCACCTTTTGTTAAACCTAACTTACCTAATATACCCATTGTTCCAGATGACCCTGTTCCAAGTAAACCTTTAACTGGGCCTGCTATCATTTGTTTTGGTAGTCCAAAAAACTTTCCTTTTAACCCACCAAATCCACCCATTTTACCTGCAAGTGCATTACCACCAAAATAAAGCAATGCAGCTTTACCTAATGGAGACTTAGCAACTTTCTTAACTGCACGTGTTGCTTTCTTAACTAACTTACCTAAAAAATATTGTTGTCTTCCTGTTTCAAGGTCCATGATCCCTCCAGTTGGATCCTCCATCTCATCTTCTTCTAATAAATCTCTGTATTCTTTTCTCATTTTCATTATACCACCATCAGCAGCTAATGTTCTTCCACCACTAAAATCAAATATAGAGCCCATGAATCTTGGAGCTAGGGAAAAAGGATCGCTACTTGTAGTAGATCCTACAACAGGTACCGGTGTTACAGGTGTTGTTGGTTGTTGTGAAATAATTGGTGGAAGTTGATTACTTCCGTCGTTGTCTCCACCTCCACTTAAATTACCTGAAGAATCATAAGTTCTGTTACCTAATGGATTACCATATGCATCTATTTTGTTGTTAGCTCTATTATCTTTATATTTATCAAATTGTTTTTCAAATTCTTCCGCACTCATATCAAAATCTAATCCAGGTATTTTCCCTGCTCTAATTACATCTGTAAAAAAATCTCTATATTTTTTACTACTAATATCAGAAATTTTTTGTAATGGTTTTTGAAATAATGAACTTAAACCAAACATTTTAACTTCATTTGTTTTATTTAAAAAATCTTGAAGTGCTTGTTCTCTTTTGTTTAATGTTCCTGTAAATTCTTGATCAATTGGAGTATCTCCTACTGCTTTACTTGTATTAAAAGTTTGAAGTTCACTACTTAAATCTCCTGTTTTAGGAGCCTTGCCTTTAACAGTATAATCTCTACCATACTGTTCTCTAATATCATCTGGATCTAGTGATCTAATTCCTTTTTTTGTATTATCATCTAAGCTTGCTGTTAAATTTGGATCAATAGTAATATTACTTTTTGTACCAAACACACTCTTCATTGCATCGTCAAGAGAAAGATCATCTTCTTCTTTAAAACCTAAAAATTCATCGGGATTTATGCTTGCTGTTTGTCCTTTTATACTTTTAAATTTATCAAGGGTGCTTTTTGCAGTTGGCCCTACAACAGTTCCAAATTTAGTAGTTTTACTTTTACCTAGATTAGAAAGGTCTTTAGCTTTTTTATCTGCTATGGCTTTAGCTCTTGCTTTAGCTGCTTTGGCTGCATCTGCTTCTCTTTTTTGTCTGTCTTTTTCTGCTTTTTCTGCTGCTATTTGTGCCGCTCTTGCTTTAGCCGCAGCTGCGTTTTGTGCTGCTCTTTTATTTGCAGCATTTATAGCTGCTTGCGTTGCATAATTTTGATTTGCAAAAGTTCTTCCTGCATATGTTTGTTGAGCATTTACATTACCGCCATAATTTCCACCAGCTGATGCTCCACCTGCTGGTCCTTGATTAGAACCACTAGAACTACTAGAACTACTAGAACTACTACCAGAACTACCTTGATAACCACCTGGACCTCTATAACCTGGTCGTTTACCATTTGCTGGTTTGTTTACAAGTTGTTGGTATTGTTGTGCGTTTGTTATTGCCATCGTTCTATTTTATATAAAAATTCTAAGTTTTACAACTCAGAACCTGCTCCTAAGTTAAATTCTTCTACTGTTATTTTAACGTCTCTACGTATATCTTCTCTTTTAGTCTCTGTTTCAGGGTTGTCTACATCAGCATCTGATTCCGCGTCTGACATATATTCTTGACCTGTTTTCATATTAGTTAAGGTAACCTCACACTTAGGTGTAATAATCATTGTCTTTTTACCATTAACTGTTTCGTATCTTACTGATGCTTCTGTTTCTATAAATGACATATTTAATCCCTATTTATTTCTAGCACAGACAACGTAACATGCAACCTATTTGCTGTAGCTGCTGTTACTTGTAGTACTTCGTTTTCCATCATTATAATGGGTTCTGTTATTAATTGTTCTGTTGCATTAGCTCCAATAGCTTTAGTTTTATATAAACTAAAAGAATCAGCACTTGCTGGATCACCGGCAAACAATACTACTGTAATAGTATCTGCATTTCCAGTATCTTCAGATACATACATAGACTTTAATATTGCTCTAGAATTTGATGGAACAGTATATACAGTAGTAACTGTATTAGTTGTTAAATCTTTTTTAGCATTTAAATATATATTAGCCATTAAACCAACCAAACCTTTCTTGCTCTTGTTTTTGCTCGTTTAAAAATGTAGAATTTAATTGTTCTACAATTAAAGAAATTGCTCTGTTAATTTGTTTTTGGTTAGACACTTCATAATCTTCTTTAGGTTCAGGAAGTCTAATTACAATCTTAGCCATTATCGTCTACCATCTGGTTGTATATCTATTCTAAGTGTGCCAAATCTCCAAGACTCACTAATATCAGTATTTTCTATTTTAATATTAACAAACCTGCCTCTGGCTCTTGTATCTTTTTTATCAGTAGTTGAATTAACTGTAAAGGGACTTAACGCTGTTGTTGTATCTGATTGTTGAGGATATCTTTTAACACCCAGTGTTACTTTAGCATTGCCTTGTAAGTTTTTAAAATCTGGTACAAATCTTCTCATTGCTAAAAATGTTTCTCCAGCAACACTAGGACCACTTGATTTACCTTGAGCATTCGTTTGTTTTGCTTGTAAATCGAAGTCGTATGATTTTACAAATGATGTAACTTTTGTTGTACTACCATCTTGGTTAACTTGATCTGTTCCAACTTCATGTTCAAAGAATTGACTTTGACCTAAACCATCTTGACCTATAACTACAGGAAAGGTTCCATCAAGTGTTGAATTGTATTTAGTTGCAAAAGGTTTTTGATAAACCGATGCATCAATCCAAGTTGTTCTTGCTTCAGTTCCAATGTACCATGTTCCGCCTCTCATTGGTTCTCCATAATTAAATACAACATACTGATCATTATATTCAGAACTAGTCGATGGGTAATACCAAACAACTTCTGTAAATAAATTATTAATACCTGCACATATTTGTTGACCTTTAGTTGTATCTGCTTGATCATATACATAGTCTTCAACACTACATGGCAAAGATTTAACTGTACCATCAAACATAAAGAAACCGTTTGTACTCATCCAAAAAGCAACACCATCAATTTCAATAGCTGCATTCTTACCAATCAATCCACAGTTAGTACCGACTTGTTCAAATCCAAATGTAAAAGGTGATCCAATAAATTTCATTGTATACAATGCATTATCGGTCCAAACCAATATAGTTTCTTTTGCTTTTAAAGAACCCATGATCCGTGTTCCATCTTGCAGTCTTTGTGTACCAGCACTATTAATTGCTGTAGGTGTATAATCATTTATATCTTCTTGATCCGAGAATCTTATAAACATATCATCTTGAGATGCACTATCTCCAATAGTTGTTTCAGTACCTAAATGAATTAAGTGACGTGTTGTAGGTGAAACAAGAGTAACTCTTGTTGCAGTTGGGTTAGCTGATGTAGAAAAACTAGATGTACTAGTTGATGCTCTAACTGTTAAAGGAGATGCAGCTCCTGCATTCCATGTAAATGTTTTACTGTTTGCAATTGTTGCAACTAACACTTGACCAAAATTACTTAAAGACCATAAACCAGGTTCTAGAGTTACGTTTGAGGCTTTGACCGCACTTCCAAAACCTGTGAAGTTTGAAGCATCTGTAACCAAGTCACCACTTGAATGAGCTTGACCATTTGAGGTACCGGCAGTTGCAGTTCCAAAAACTCCTCTAGTAATACCTGTTAAAGTATTTGTACCTTTACCAGTGTAGCTAATTAATTCATTTCCTACTAATATAATTCCAGCTGTTGGAAACCCTGAATTTGATACAACATTAATTGTAGTCCCTGATCCACCAGTACCCGCAGTGTCTGCAAGTAAAGCACCATTTAAAGTTGTTAATTGTGCACCACCTACTGTTCCGCCGTATTGACCAATACCAAAACCATAACCATAAGATTGTGAAGCAGGACCAACTTTTTCATAAGGTATAACACTACAAGATCCGTTACCTGCTCCGTCTGCAGTTTCTGTTCCAGTTACAACTACAATTTTAGCAGAGCTTACTTTTGTAACTTGAAATAGTTTATCTTCAAAAGCAGCATTAGTTAAATTAACACCACTAGGTACACTTACACTATCTAATAAAATAATATCACCTGACTCTAAATCATGGTCAGCTGAAAAAGTTAATGTGACTTCTTGTGATCCACTTAAAGAAGACATTACAACACTTGATATTGCAGCTTTAATAGGCGTTATATCATGAAGTTGACCTTCAAAATATAAAAGTAAAAATTTATCTGTTCCTATTGCAACATATCTGTTTCCTTCTAAATCAACAAAAGCAAATTCTTTTCTTGCAACTCCCACTATAGATTCTGTAATTAAAGAAGACCAGCCACCTACTTTTTCTGGTAAGCCATATCTAAATCTAACATTATCACAATCAACCCATCTGTTTTCTGCACCAGATTCGGTATCCTGTTTGTCGATTCCAGGTAATACTTTAAAATCAATTAGAGCCATGATCCGTGCTCCTTATGCCGTGTTAGTTTTGTAAGCCCAGCCTCTTGTTGCATCCACATACACTAATGCAAAAGCTTGACCGTTAGTGGTTAGTGTTAGGTTTGATGTACCTGTATTTATTGGTTGACTGTTTCTGTTAACAATCAAATTATTGTTTGCAAAAGTTCCTCTTGCATCAATAAAAGTAACCTCTGATCCAACCGCTGGAGATGCAGGTAAAGTTACCGTAATTGGGTTAGCTGAAGTGTTTGCTAAAATTTGATCACCATCAACTGCAGTGTATGCAGTAATTGTTGAAGAGTTTAATGTAACATAACCTTTGTTTCTAAGTCCTAAATTTACATTAGTGCCATCAGAATAAACTAAAGAAGTTGATCCTATTGGTAATACAACCCCGGACCCTGATACAGTTTTAACTGTAATTGTATATAAAGCAGAAGATCCTCTACTAGTTGCATCTTCAAATATAATAATTCTTTCAGCACCATCGGGTATAGTTACACTTCTATTTGCACCAAGAGTACCTGTTAGTTTTATATATAAATTTTTACCATTAGATGTTGCGCCGTTAGATAAAGTTAAAGTTAAATCACCACTTGCAAGCTGTGCTGAAGATAAATAACCTGTAGATAACTGTTCTAATATTTCTAAATTTGTATTAGTAATTGTGCCCCATAGACCGGCTTTTTCTCCAGTTGCTACTAGTTCTAATTTTGAATTTGTTGAGTAAGATGATGCCATAATTTATTAATAAGGGTCAATATTTGTCCAAGTCATATTTACACCTGGTATTATTTCATTCCAAGTAATAACCCCTGGTTCTCCTGTGTTTGCCGTTAATTGTGAACCTGTTGGATTCACTAATGCTGTTCCTGTCACTGTAACACTTCCTGTTGATAAGGTCAATGCATTTCCAGTAACGGATACGTTTGCATCTGCTGAAACTACTACAGTTCCTATACCTAATGATACTTGTGATCCAGTTGGAGAAACAAGTGCTGTTCCTGTAACAGTTACTGTCCCTGCTCCAAGACTTACTTGAGAACCACTAGGATTAGCATCTGCATTTGTAGTAGCTGTAGCAGTACCAACACTAATGGATAGTTGATTACTAGTTACATTAACTAAAACATTTGGATTAAAGAACGATGTCGCTATTGGAGCACCGGATAAAGTAGTCAGGCCGAGCATGGTCTACGCTCCGTTGTCGATAATGTTATTGCCGTCGATCGCGGCCCATTCTTGAATTGCTTGGTAATCTGTGTTTGCTTTGTCTAGTGGTACAAATAAAACTTTTCCATTAGTTAAAGTAATTTTGTAGCTATCAAAACTACCTAAAATTTGGTCGTACATTTTTTCTACTGTATTAATC